CATGTACATTGATACGCAGCTTATCGCGGTCAATTACGCTACCAGCGTGCAGAGCGCAGTGTTCGGCAGGCTGTACGGCAGCAACAAAGTTGGACAGGACGATGCCGGTACCCACCAACTTGTAACAGACATTGAGGCAGTAAGTGCGCAGTTCGTACTTAACGGCGCACTGGCCCCGGGAGTATGGGACGGCCCGGGCTTTGGCAGCCTTAACACCGGCGACTACATGCCCAAGGGCTATTACGTGTTCGCACCCCCGGTGGCAACACAAAACAGCACGGATCGCGCTAATCGCATCAGCGTACCTATCCAGGTAGCAGCCAAGCTGAAGGGCGCAATCCAGAAGGTGAACATTGCAATTACGCTGGGCGATTAACTAACCGCAGTGGTAGCAAGGAGGAACCATGACGTACAGTTTTGAAGATGTAGTTGCTGCCATTACGGGACCCGGTGGCAACATCAACCTAGGTGTAGGGGCTGGCCTTAGCGATGAGGGTATCAGCTACGAGATGACTGAACCAAAGAACACCATGGTTACAGGCGCGGACGGCAGTGGCGTGCACAACCTGCATGCAGCCAATGCGGGCCGGATCGTAGTACGGTGCCTTAAAACCAGCCCCACCAACGCAGCCCTTAACGCGATGTACAACTTCCAAAAGCAGAGCAGCGCTTTCTGGGGCAAGAACACCATCGTTATCAACAACAACGTAAGCGGGGATAACACCACGGCGACACAAGTGGCCTTTGTGCGCAACCCCAACAACAGTTACACCAAGGACAGCGTTCCCGTAGAGTGGGAGTTTGAGGCAATTAACCTGGATACCGTTCTGGGTGCGTTGCAAACTGCAATTATCTTCACATAAGAAAGTGAGCACTTACCCATGGTTAACGCAACGGACCGCCCCGTTGTAACTATTGGCTCGGTACAATTCAGCATCGGCAGTATGGATGCCTTAACCCAGTGGCACGTCGCGCGGCGCTTAAGCCCCATCTTGGCAGAGATGAGCGGCGCGTTTAAGAAAATGGCGCACAGCGCTTTGTTCCAAGATCTGCCAGAACCTACCCCGGAACAGGTGGCAGCGGCAACCCAAGTGGCACAGGAACCGTTGCCCACCGATGAAGAGGCCAGCGCCGTACTGCAACGCGATGAGAATGAACGGGCCTTGGAAATGTTTGAAATACTGGCCAAGCCCATTACCACGGCAATCTCCACAATGAGCGATGCAGACAGTGAGTACATTATTAAAAAGTGCTTGGCTGTGTGCAGGCGCAAAACCGGCAACACTTGGGCCAGCGTTATTGATCGCAACAGCGGGGTAATGATGTACCAAGATATTGACATGCGCACCATGATCACCTTGGTGGCCCATGTAGTAAAGGAGAACCTAGGCGATTTTTTTCCTACGTCCCTGTAAAGATACCTGCCACTGGGGACAGGGCTGTGGAGATGCTTTTAATGCCGGATAATGTGGGCTGGGTTATGCGCCCCATGGTAGCTGGGTTCTGTAGTTATGCTGAACTTGTTAATGGCAGCTTAAGCCTGTACGACGTAGCACTTATGAATGATGTGTTAGACGTACGGGAAGAAAATGACAGGCGGCTGGAGCAGGCCGCTATAACCAAGGCTAGGGGCAACTAGTGGCAGATAAGAGCATACTCCGCGAGTACCTATTAAAGATCGGGTTCAAAACCGACGAGGCGGAGTGGAAGAAGCTTGAAGGTACCGTTGCGCGTACCAAGAGCACCCTAGCCGAGTTTGCCACCACGGCCATAACTGCCGCAACTGCAGTCGGCACAGTTACGTATAGGACGGCCGCCGGGCTTGAGAAAATGTACTATGCGGCACTGCGCACCGGCAGCAGTGTACGCAACCTGCAAGCATTCAGGTTCGGTGCAGAGCAGATAGGTATAAGCGCAGAGAATGCGCAGAACGCAGTAGAGGGGCTGGCCAAGGTACTACGCAACAGCCCGGGGCAGCAGGCCCGTCTCTTGCAGTTTGGCATTAACCCTGCCGACGACCCCACCAAGATACTTAAGCAACTGGTGAATCTTACCCGGCGCATGCCCCACTACATCGGGGCACAGGTTATGGAGGGCTTTGGGGTAGACGAAGAAACGTTTACCATGCTTAGCCAGAAGGGCGCGTTAGAGAAGTTACAAGGCGGTGAGCAGGCGCGGATAGCCAAGATGCGCACCGATAACGTTGACCCCGATGCCATAGCCCGGCAAAGCAAAGATTTTATGAACCACATGCGTGGCATACAGGCCACCATGCAGGACATACAGGAGCTGAGCGCCAGCCGAGTTATCCCCACGGCAACCCGTTTGGCCGACGCATTTGAGGCGCTGGCAGGGAAGGTAGGGCTGCTCGACAAACTTACCGGAGGGCTAAGCACCAAGGTAGGGGCCGTGGCTGCTGGCATCGGCGCTGCCGGAATAGCCAAGTGGCTGCTAAGCAAGATATTCGGCCTAGGTGGAGGCGCTGCTGCAGAAGGCGCGGCGGGGGCTGGGGCAGCAGCGGAAGGCGCTGGTATCGGTGGAGCCTTGGCCGGGGCCGCCTTGCCGGTGGCTGCCGGGGCTGCCGCTGCCTTTGCCCTTAACAAGCTTGGTGTAGCCAACTGGATTGATAAGACGCTGCGCAGTGTAGGCATTAACCCCAGCCTTGGCGGCCCCAGTGACGCTGAGAAAAGCCAGATGTGGAGTAATGTTTGGGACAGCGTTAAGAATTTCGTAACCGGCGCGGGGCAGAAAGGCATTGCCGAGTTTATAAAGTTTAACGAGGGCTTTAAGAGCAAGGTATACGGTGACCAAGCGGGCAACGCCACTATCGGGTATGGGCACAAGCTTAAGAAGGGTGAAAGGTTTGGGCAGATAACTGAAACTGATGCTGCTACGTTATTAGGGCAAGACGTAGGTGCTGCCATGGCAGCAGTAAAGCGGCTGGTTAAGGTGGCCCTGAACAGCAACCAAATGAAGGCCCTTACTGATCTGGTGTACAACGTTGGCGACGAGGCCTTTGGGGGCAGTACCCTGCTGAAGAAGCTTAACAGCGGCGACTACGCTGGGGCCAGCGCCGAGTTTGATAAGTGGAATAAGGTTAAGTCTGCCAACGGGCTGGTGACCAGCGAAGGGCTTACCACGCGCCGGGCACGTGATCGCAGTTTGTTTGAAGGCAAGCCCATTGTGCAGCAGAAGACAGACATCATAGTAAAAGGCAACGACGATCCCACGGCAACAGCCCGGGCCGTTGCCAAGCAGCAGAACCAAGTAAATTCAGACATGGTGCGTAACATGAGCGGCGCACTGGATACCGTAGGAGCGACTAACTAATGGCCACGCAACCTACACTCGTACGCCCCATTCGTAAGCTTAGCTACACCAGTAGCAGCGTTGTAGGTGGGCAGGAAGGCAATGCGCAGTTCACCGACATTATTGCAGATACCGTAGTTGTGGAAGAGCATGAAGATGAAATGATAACTACGGATCAGCCGGTGGAGCAGGGCAGTCTTATTACAGACCATGCGTATAAGATGCCCGCACTGCTTAACCTGGAGTACATATGGAGCGCAGGCAGCGACCAGAACCCCAACGACAGCGATGTGTTCCTTAAGACGCTATACCAAACATTTTTGAACCTGGAGGCCGAGGCAACGCTGTTTAAGGTGTACACCGGCAAACGGGTGTACTTTAACATGCTGATCATTTCCCTAGGCACTGTAAGTGACCCGCAGACTGAGAACATTTTGCGGTTACGGGTAAGCATGCGGGAAATCATCATTGCCACTACGCAGCTTACCTTGCTTAGCAGCGCCAGCACGCAAGCGGTACCCCAGAAGACTGCACCCACGGTGCCACTGGGCAGGCAGAGCGTGCTACCGGCCCAGAACTTTAATACCACCAGTGTGAGCGGGGGCAACTAATGGCGCAACAGGTAGCTTTCTTAATTCCGTTGCAGCCTACGCCACAGACACTGACTGTGGTGCTTAACGGTGTGGAGTACGTGCTGCGCTTGCAGTGGAACGTGTTCGGTAACTACTGGGTACTTGACTTGAACGATGGCTTGGGCAATCCGCTGGTGTTGGGTGTGCCCATAGTTACCGGCGCAGATATCATGGAGCAGTTCCAGTACCTTGGGCTTGGTGGTGAGTTTATTGTGCAGACCACCAACGATGTTGATGCGGTGCCTACGTTTACCAACCTAGGCACCAGCGGTAATCTGTACTACGTGGTGGCGCAATGAATAACTTGCCACAGGGGGCGCAGTTCGGGCGCGTGGCCAAGCTGCTGGTAAGCGGCGAACAGAGTGCTATTGATCTAAGCCAGCTACACTTCATATTCCAGGTGTATGCCAGCGATACCGAGTCCCCTAACACGGCTACCATACGCATCTACAACCTTAAGAAAGATACGCTGAACACCATTGTTAACGAGTACACCAATGTGACGCTGGACGCGGGCTACGGCACCAACATCGCCAACATCTTTAAGGGTGATATAAAGCAGTTCCGGCGCGGCAAAGAAAGCAACGTTAACAGTTACTTGGAAATTATGGCTGCCGATGGTGATGAACTGTATAACTTCGGCGTGCTGAACCTGAACCTGACCAAGGACACCACCTTGGCCCAGCGTTACGCAGCCTACTGTGACGCCTTGGGCGCGGCCAAGGACCCGAACAGCATAGCCTTCCTGCAGTCCACCGGGGGCACGCTGCCCCGGGGCAAAACGGCCTTCGGCATGTTCCGGGCCTACATGCGGGAACTGGCCAACACAGCCGGGGCGCGGTGGAGCATCCAGAACGGGAAGGTTATTATGGTGCCCCTTACCGGCTACCTGCCCGGTGACCCGGTGGTGATTAACAGCACGACAGGCATGATAGGCACGCCAGATGATACAGACAACGGCATTATCATTAACAACCTGCTGAACCCACTGTTCCAGGTGGGCATGCGCGTGCAGATTGACAGTGCAGATATACCCGAGTGGATTATCAAACAGCAGGGCTACCCGAATTACAAGAGCAGCGACACCTTTGCGGCCACCGTACAGCAGGGGCTAGGCATCTACCGGATTATGGTTGTTGAGCACCATGGTGATACGCGCGACGTGGCATGGTACAGCGAACTTACCTGCCTGGATATTGACCCAACTGCCAGCAACACCAGCCAGAGCGTAAAAGCGTACGGGGGCGGGTAATGGACCAACGTGAACTAAGAGTTGACCATGCCGAAGCCTTGCGGGCCGCCTTTAACGGGTTTGCGACGGAGCAGTGGCACTGCATGCCCGCAACTATCGTAAGCTACGATGCCACCAGCATGGAGGCCACAGCCCAGAGCACCATACAGATCAAGGTAAGGGCCGCAGATGGTAGCCAGCAGCTAATCGCACCCGTGTTTACTGACGTGTGCGTGGTGTTCCCAGCCGGTGGGCCGTTTATGGTTACGTGGCCCTTGGCCCCGGGCGATGAAGTGCTGGTGCTGTTCGCCGACCGCTGCATAGACAACTGGCGCGTTAACGGTGGCCAGCAGCAGCAGGCAGAGCTAAGGTTGCATAGCAACAGCGACGGGTTTGCCATACCCGGGCCGCGTAGCCTGCCCAACGTGCCTGCCAGTATAAGCGGCACTGATCTACAGATACGTACTGTAGATGGCCAGACCATGATAGACATTACCCCAGCCGGGCTGATTAACATTCTTGGCCAGTTGGGGGTAAACGTAACCGTAGGCGGTACAACATTCAACGTAGGCCCCGGGGGCATAACGGTCACCGGCAATATAATCGTAACTGGTACAGTTACCGCAGACGCATTTATCGTGCCACCACCCGTATGAGATATAGAGCGCTAGACAATAACGGTGATTATACCTTCGGCCAGAGGGAGCAGAACTTTTACGTGAATAGCCCTGCTGCTGTGGGGCAGGCCGTGCTCACTGGCTTACAGCTATTTCTAGGTGAATACTTTGCAGATACCACCTTAGGAGTGGATTACTTGGGCAGCGTGGTAGGCAAGCAAAACGGAAGCCTATACGACCAAGTTGTACAAAGCCAGATTCAATCTACTCAAGGTGTTAACGGGATAGTAAATTATGCCAGTAGCGTGGATAGCGAGGGCCGCTTGCTTGGCATAGATGCCAGCATCGGCACAGTGTATGGCGTGGCAGTGGTCAGTGCAGCAGTATCAACTACCGGTGGCGGGTACGGAGCCGGGCCTTACGGAGACGATTACGGAGTGTAACTATGCCCACTTACCCACTAGCCACGCTCGCAGCAAGTGTAACAGCAGCAGGCATTACAGCGCCTAACTTCCAGGATATCATTGCGAGCCTTAATGCCAGTGCACAAAGTATCTTCGGTGAAGATATCTACATTACACCGGATACGCAGGACGGGCAGATTATATCTGTGTTCGCCGCTGCCATTAACGACAGCAACGCAGCCACTATCGCAACTTACAACGGCTACAGCCCAGCCGGGGCCGTGGGTGCGCAGCTAAGCAGCAACGTTAAGAACAATGGGCTGCGCAGGCAGGCAGGCAGCAACAGCACCGTTGAACTGGTGATAGGTGGCGTGGCCGGTACCTCACTTATCAGCGCCATTGCCCAAGACGCAAACGGCAACCTGTGGGACATCCCTTTTACCGTTATACCCCCGGCAGGTGTTATCACAGTGACTGCCGTAGCGGAACAGGAGGGGACTGTTAGTGCGCTGCCCGGTACAGTCAACAAGCGGTATACCCAGATCTTGGGCTGGCAGACAGTTACCAACCCGGCAGCGGCAGCCCCGGGCAGCAACACTGAGAGCGACGCGGCCCTACGTCGGAGGCAAGCTGCCAGCACCACCCTACCCAGCCTTACTCCGCTACAATCAATCGCGGCTGGTGTGGGGCAGGTAACCGGGGTCAGCCGTAGCACGGTGTATGAGAACCCCACCAACGTTACCGATGCCAATGGCGTGCCCGCGCACAGCATAAGCGCCGTAGTCCTTGGTGGTGACGTTACCGCAGTGGCACAGGTTATAGAGCAACGCAAGTCCCCGGGCACTGGCACCTATGGAACCACCAGTGTGGTAGTTACAGACCCAGCCGGGGTACCTATCCAGATCAACTTCTTTGAACTGGCGCTTACCACTGTCTATGTGAATGTAAGTATCCAAGCGCTGCCCGGCTACGTAGACAGTACCGGTGTGGCCTTGCGGCAGGCAATAACTGACTTTATAAACGGGCTGGCCATTGGTCAAGATCTATACTACGACTGGCTATTCGGCCCGGCAGCGCTGTACGGCAGCGGGCTGGAGTTCACATACCGCATCACTGATATAACAGTGGGCACGGCCCCCAGCCCCACAGGGCGCGGGGATATTGCCATTGCATTCAATGCAGCGGCCAACACAGTGATCGCTAACGTAGGGCTGACGGTGAGCTAATGGCAGCGCCGGTAACTAT